TCTGACTTTGGTGCTTTGGGCGACTCTACGATTCCACCTCTCGATCCGATTTTGGCTAAATTCTCTTTTTCGCCCATCGCTACTTTCCACTGTCCTATACATACGGCCATCCGCTGATCGAGGCGCGGATACTCATCGCGCATTGTGGAATCATTCATGCAGCGTCCAAGAAAATCGTTGCGAGTTTCCTCTCCTACTGGTAAAGGCATTGCAAATTGCACGGAAGATGTAATGTCTGGTTTCATCAACCCTCATCCTCGTCGGCAGCATCCATTTGTGCTACGCGCGTTCTGGCCCATGACTGTCCCGCATCACCGCCCCACAAGGCCCACGCAATGCGGCCTGCGGACGGATAGCCGTCCTCGCCGGGGCTGAAGCCCTCGCCCTGCTTATCGACCTCGTGGCGAGCGAGGTAACTATTCATGCGGCGGACTGTCTCGGGGGAAAGGTTTGTGCGATTGGAGAGATCGCGGGCGCGGGCGACTCCGACCTCCGTGCCGCCCCGGTTGTATTCTGCGCGCCACTCCAGACCGAGCGCGGCTTCCTTGGCTAATGCCTCGGTCGGCTTGAAATCAATGTGTGCGTATTTCTCGGGGGAAAGGTTGATCTGCAACTCGCGGGTGGGCTGCGCTGCGGCAACAGGCGTCTCGACCGGGGCGCGGTTCGGATCGGTCGCTACGGACTCAACCCCGCTGCTAATCTCGGCAGGGGTCACATCCATCTCGACAGAAAGCTCGCGGATGTATGCCGCTTCCTTTGCGCGCTGCCTCATGCTGGCCTGCCAATCGTGGCCCGCCTCTCCGTAAAGTTCCGCAGCGGTCGCCAGACCCATGCGCCAAAGCTCGATGTCGGCGCGAGCGTCACGGCCTGCGTCGATGCTGACCGATCCCGGCCATTGCCACTCGCCGCGCACGACCTCGGGATTGGAGGGCAAGATGCCTCGGGCGGCGGCGTCCAAGAGGGCGAGGCGCACCACCTTGTTGAGCATTTGCGTTTCCATCTGGCCCCGCCAGAAATCAAACGTCCGTTCGGCTTGCCTTAAATCCTTGCGCGCTTCCGGCCCCGCGCTCGGGCGGTCGAGCATGACGCGAGCGGAGGTTCCCATTGCACGGCACATCCGATTCTCAAGGTATTGCACAAAATTGGCGAAAGCGGCGGCGGGGCGGTCGCCGCTCTTGAACATCTCCATCGACTCGCCTGTGTTGAGATAGTTCACGCGCCCCGGCTCCAGCGCGGTCAGCTTGGTGTCGTTGCCGAATTGGTCGCGGTCGCCTCGCAGAACCGAGGCCATTTCCTCATCCGCACCGTATTCGGTTTTTACGACCCCTGCCTGACTGCTTGCCCAACGCGCGGCGAGCTTTTCGTATTCGATGAGATCGCTAACGTCCTGCGCGTCATCGAGGATCGCGGCCAAGGCCGAGCGGCCCCGGTATTCGTCGGGGCGGGTGAAGTTCGCCACGTGACAGAACATATCGGCGTTGATGTCCTCGGGGTCGCGGTAGGTTCCAAACTTGTCGCGGGAAAAGACGCGATAGCTGACCGGGCGGCCTACTCCGTCAATGGTGATGCCGCCAACGTAGAAAGGATCGAGCGAGTCGAGGTCAGTATCCTTGCCGATCCGGTCGGCGGTCACGGTCTGGAGCTTTAGTTCGCCGCCTTGCCGAGTGACGAGGACTCCGCAATCGCCATCAACCAAGACCGAGCGAAAGACCAACTGCGTGAGGTTTTGCAGGCTATGCCGTCCGGTGATGTCGCAGTTGCGGAACCACTCGCGGAGATAGGCTTCGACTTGCTGGTCGAGGCCCGTGTCGCCCGTGCGGGCTTGGTAGGCCAGCGACCCCGCCGTGTGAATGACGAAGTGGGTGAGGATGGCCCGGATGGTGGAGAAATTGTCATCCAAGTCGCGGGCGCGATTCATTAGCTGAATGCGCTCGGTCGTTCCCCCGATCTGCTCGGCGGGCATATTGCGGCGAGCCTGCGGGCGGGCGCGAGTGATCTTGGCCGCATCGAAGCGGCTGAAGGCGGTCAATTTCTGGCGGGCAATCTCCCGGCGCAGGGCTGCGCGGGGCGAGAACAGGGCAACGGTCTTATCGACTAAATTCATGATCGCACCCCGGAGAAGTCGGCCAAGACGGTGCGGCGGCGGCGACCGGAGGCGCGGTCGAGGGCGGTCATCACATCCCCGAGCGTGTTCCGCATCTCGGTTAGGTTTGCGCGGGACAGCGACCTCCCGCCGATGGAATAGCTCACGCCGTTGACCGCCACGGCCTTGATCGCGGCAACGTATTCGTCGCGCAACTCCTCAAGAGTTGCGACCGGAAGACCGAAGAAATCGGAACGCGCCATGACTGTGCCAAACTGTCAAAGGCCAAGCAACCGCAGCGCGACCTTTACGAATGCCTCGACCGACCAGACAAAGCCAAGAGCGGCAAAGCAAAAGAGCATGATGGAAAAGGTCGGGCTGGAGCGCGGTTCGCTCATAGTCCGAACTCCGTCTTGAGTTGCATTGCAATCTTTGCAATGCGGTCAAACTCATACAGAAAATCTCGGGCCACGGCGGGCTGCCACTCCGAAACGTGTTTGTATTCAGTTCGGAAGTTCAGCACGAAAGGCGGCTTGATCTTGTCGCCCTCTCCGGTGTCCTGCTTTGGCTCCGGTTCTGGAAGGATGCCTGTGGCGCGGTAAGCGTCCGTGATGGTTTTGATGTCGGGATTGTCCATCAAATCCGACACGCTTGTCGTATTTGAAAGTTTCATCCACCTTTGCGCGGATCGCTCAACAATTTGCAGGACAGGCAACAGGTCGTGTAACCAAGGCAAAAATTCTCCGTGCGGCAAAATCTCTTTTGCGCGGCACATAATTTGACCAGCCTTAAGCGCATAGCGAATCGAAAGCTGACAGTAGCCAACCGCACTTGCGGCTGATGTGTTTGCTCCGTGGCAAGCGAGCTTTAGTTGCTCGGCACAGGCATCGGCGGTTTCAAGTTGCTGGACATTGAGTTCCAGAACTTGCTGAACGAGTTGGTCGGTTGTTTGCATAATTTATCTTTTCTTTCTTTGTGAATCCGCAGGGCGCGGGTTCGATATGACTCCCGCGCGGTGTCACTTTTCATGTGCCGTGCGGTGGGTAGGTCGAGATCGTCTTTGATCGAAACGATGACCTTGGAGACGGCAGCGCGGGTCACTCCGTATTTCTTGGCAATCTCGGTCTGGCTTTCCGGTTTGCGATTGATGACGGCCAGATAACATTCCGCCTTCATCGCGGTTTGCCGGGTCTGCGAGTTGGTCAACGCTTGCAGGAGTCGGATCGCCGCCTCATCCCCGAAGGAGCGGCTGGCTCCGTGGCCGTGCTCCTGCGCGTCCCACTCCTTCCAGAACTCGCGGAACACTTCAAGCGACCACCAGTTGAGCAGGGCGACTTGCGCGGCTATCTCGGGCGGGAGACTGACGCGAAGGCGGGCGTCGAGGAATACGTCCTCGGCTGTATCGTGCGGCAACTCGGGGCCGCAGGATGCTTCGTTAAAATTGGCAGGGTCAGAGAATTTTGAGTCGTGGTTCATCACGACTCCGAGGGCGTAAGCTCATGGGCGCAGAGATTACCACAAAGCGGGAATCGGTCAAATGGGGCAAAAGAAAACCCCGCCTTTCGGCGGGGCTTCTTTGAGCGATGCGGAGTGTCACAGATCAATTCTGATCTCCGTTCCGGCAGTGCGGAATCTCCAGCGGTTCTTGGAGCAAGCCGCCTTTAGCTCGTCTTGGATTTCCGCAAGCTTTGCGGTGAACCATTTTTGCATTGCTTCATTCCGCGCTGCGGAATCTTTGCGCCATGCGTCACGATCAAACTCGCCGTTGTCGTTTTTGTAGTCGATGCGCTTTAGGTCTGGATTTTCCTTTGCGAACTCCTTGAACCACTCAAGCAGCGTAACGTAGTTCTTGCTCGTTTGCAGGGTTGTCATGGAAAGACTGCACCCGATGATCGGACTCCAACCGACCTTGCTGAATATCGGTTTGAGGATTGCCAAGGCGGCCTTTTCTTTCTGCGCGGCGGTGGTGTTCCCCGCGCCCGTTGTGGTGTTCTGTGTTTTCATTACGCGATCAATTTAAGGCAACCGCTTGCCTTTGTAAAGCCCAAAACGAATCTTTTTTTCATCTTTTTTTGTCCCCCTCTAACCCCTTGAAAACAGGGTGTTTACCCTGTCGCCCCCTCGCTTGCAGCAGCGACCGCGTTGCGGAATGCCGTTGCCAAAGCGCAATCGCCAATCCGTCCGCGTTGATGCAGTCCGCGCATTTCGTAGAAAGCGCGAACCGCTTGATGCTTCTCGTCTTCTGCCCGGAAGCGGTGCGAGTCTGCGGCGGCAATTTCTGACCGGAGGCGGCGAACCTCTCCGGACTTCTTCCCTGCCTCACTGTAATGCTTTTTGCTGCGGGCCTTGGCCTTGCCCGTGCCTGCCTGCCCGCCCCTCCGTCCGAGGGCGGCGGCGGCTTTGCTGATGTCGGATTGTTTGCTCATGCTGCCTCCTTGGCCGCGCGCTTGGCGATCTTGCCGCTCTTGGTGAGCGTAGCTTGGTAGGCCAAGGCGCGGACGCGAAGATCGTCCTTCTGCGGCCCCGTCATGCCAAAGCGCGCCTTGGATGAGCCGACGAATCCGCCCATCGTGTATTTGTCGCACTCGACGCGAACGCACTTGAGGTCGGGGCGATTGGGATAGCCCGCCTCTGCGCCGTCGAGAAGTTTGACGCTGGTGACGCGATGCCACTCGGCGCGGCGACCAATGCAGGGAACGGCATCAGAATAAATTAAGTCTCCGGGCTTGAAGTCTTCCAGCGGTTTCTCGCGCTGCGCGCTGAACCACTCCTGCGCTGCGCGCCCGCGCTTGGTCAGCGCGGCTCCGCGCCCGTGGCATTTGAAGCAAGCTCCGCCATAGACGGAATACGGCATCCGACCCCCTCCACCGCAGCGGGGGCAGGTCGTGTTCTCAAAGAGCAGCTTGCGCTGCGTGGGTGATGTTGTTGCGTTCATTGTGTTCTGTGTTCGGTTCGCTTTTGGCGTCCCATGCCGCCCCCGGCGTGCGGGGGCGGGAGGGAGGTCAGTTAGCCCTCAATCTTGGCGATCACGCCTTGCGCCTTGTCGGTCATGGGCAAAATTTCCCGCTCCATGCCGCGAAGGTGCGCGACAGACTCGGCAAAAAATGCGAGTTCGCGCAATGACTCTAGCAGTTCCGGCGCGGCGGCGATGAGGCGGGCGTTGGCTTCGCCCCCGTCATCCTCCGCAATGTTGTGACCGCTGCCGCGAGCGAACGCGAGGCTCGGCACGTTGTGCGCGTGAATCACAGGAGCAATCATGCGCCCTTGACGATCCACGATTTCGCCGTTCGAATTGGTCATCCACGGCCCCGGTGTGTGATGCGCGGTGGTGGTGTTCCCCGCGCCCGTTGGTGTGTTCTGTGTTTTCATTACCCCGCCAAGTTAAGACAACCGCTTGCCTTTGTAAAGAAAAAGTTTCACCTTTTTTCATCTTTTTTTTCGCCCCCCTAAACCCCTGTAAATGACCGCTTTACGGGGTTGCCTTCTCTGACGGACGCTCGGCGGCGGGGGTCAAGACCTTGGCGAGCAGGGCGGCGACTACTTGCATTTTCTCGCAGTCGCGCAAGTGGTTGTCTTTGCCTTTAGGCACTACCCACTTGAACGATGTCGCCCCGGTGACGGCGTTGCGAACGCGCTTCTTTACGGTGCTCGCCATGTGCTGATGCCACTCGACCGGAAAGTCTTTGGGAAATTCCCACTGCGCGGGCTGCGCTTTGCGTAGCGCGGCTAAAATATCTTCGCACGTTGGAGCGGAAAACTTGATGACCGGACACGTTCGGCGCGAGAGGGTCGATGCATCCCAACGTCCGCCGCCTGCGGGGTCGCCGCGCTCGGGCTTTGAGTAAGCGCGCTGCGTGCGGCGTCCTTGTTCAGACCATGTGAAGCTCTCGCTGTCGCTGCCGCGCAGAGCAACGTATCCGAAGCGGCAGCAAGAAAAATAAACTTCGCGTGTCGCAAATGCGCTGTCCACGAAGACGCAGGGCTGGCGGATTTCATGCTGCTCGCGCAACGCTTCCAGATCGTCCCACGTTTCGATGCGCCCCGCGAATCGCCCCCGGCTGCGACCGTCCTTGGCCCAATCTCGGATGACCACCCAAAAGTGCCGACCCTTGGCGTCCTGCACATCGACGGTCATCGCGCTAAACTCGGCCTCCTCCCATCGGTCGCCCGCGAGGTAATCGCTGGCGTTGCGCGGCGTTTCCTCCTCTTTCTCGATGTCCTCCTCCCACGGCTCCGCAAGCACACTGTTGATGTAATCCTGCAACCCCATAAGCGAGGATTTGTCTTGCAGGAACTTAACAGCAAGCGCGCCGAAGGTGCGGCGAGGCGAGTAAAATCCGTTCAAGTGGTAGCCGACATTGCCCTGCATAGCTGTCTCATTGGTCGCTACCCATCGACCCTCGCGGAGCATCGCGGTTTTTGCACCGTCATGGATGCGGCCCGCGCACTTGGGGCATTGCATATGAGCGGAATTGCGGACGGCTTTAAGATCCCATGATCCGTCTTCGTTGCGCGCCGTCTGATCCCAATGCAGCAAGCGTTGCTCAAAGGTCATAAGCTCGCGGCAATGCGGGCAGGGCATGAAGAATCGCCGCTGGTCACTCTCCAACCAGCTTTGCCACGCAGCCTCATCCGGCGTCACCGGAGTCGTGGTAATCACGATCATGTGCATCGGGTAGCTCGTTGTGCGCTGAATCGCCAACTGCACGCTCGACGCCTCGCCTCTCGCCTTGGCCGGATACTTCCCCGCCTCGTCCATGACAAGAAGGCCGACCGATCGGGACGCCAAGTTGCCCGGACTGTTGCTTCCCGCGAACCAAAGCGGCATGACGTTCTTGCCATCGAAGTGCATCTCCATGTTCTTGTATTTGTCGGCGTTGCTTGGCTTGTGGCGGGACAGCACGGGGTTGGCGTCGATCAGTCGCTGCCATCTCGACTCGCTAAAGCTCTGCGCGTTGCGACTGTTGTCCATGACCCAAAGAGTCGGCGCGGGTGCTCGGTCGAGACGGTATCCGATACCGAGCATGATGGCCGTGGTCTTGTTCGACTGCGCGGCCCATATCAGCGTCATCTTGCGCGTTCCGCTATTGGGGTGAAACTGGTTGAGAGGTTCGACCATGTAAGGGAACATCGTCGTGCGGAACGGCCCTGGCGCGCTGGTCATGCCCAGCGGCAATTCGATGTGGGCCTCGGCCCACTCGGTCACAGTCTGGTCTTGGTGAGGCTCATGCGTGGCACAGGCGACTTTCCAAACCGCCGCGCGGTTAGGCTTGATCCACGGCAAGCTCATCGGGCAAGCGGCTCATCGTTGCGAGGTATTTGTTGTTCGCCCAATCGGTAAGCTGCGAAGAAGGCAACTGCGGGTCAGACGGATTGCACTGCGCGGCCAACTCCTGCGGCATCGCATCGACCAGCGCGCGAGCCTTGCCGAGAAACTCCTGCACCACGACGATCACATCTTCCAGCCGGATCAAGTTGCGGGCCTCGATCTCCGTCTCGGCCATGTCGCGCTTGGCGATCCTCACCGTGTCGCGGGCGTCCTTGAGGGCGCGGTTGGCGGCGGCAAGCTCGCCTACTCCGTCAGCATTTTGCGCGGCGTCCATGCATTGCACAACGATGGCCTGCAATCGCTCCAGTTCGGTCGCCCCACCCTTCGGGTCGTAGCTCGGCAGCTTCGTGTGGATCTTTGTGCTCGGCTTCGCTGGGATGCCCCCAGCGGGAATGCGCGTGCTGCGTGAGTCGATGCGATGGCGGCGGTTGGATCTGCGCCACGCCTTCGCGGCCTCGGGGGAATCGGAGGGCATCCCGGCGCGAACATCTTTGGCAACGGTTTGGTGTGAGCGGCCAAGTGCCGCCGCAAGCTCTCTTGTGGTCATGTCTCTGTAAACATTGTCAAAAGTTTACGGCTCACAGAAGAGTTACAAGAGTCGCGTGCAACC